AAACGGATGCACCCGTAGCTCAGTTGGTAGAGCACCTGACTCTTAATCAGGGTGTCCAGAGTTCGAGCCTCTGCGGGTGTACTTAAGTCAGAAAGTCAGCAAGATTAGTAGTCTTGCTGATTTTTGTTAAGGATCAGGCAATTACGCGCAAAATCCTTTATTTCAAGTCAGTTCGAGCATGATGAAAGTAATGTTGAACTCGCAGTCCAATTGGAATTGACTGGAACGACTTGGAATGATTTGGAACATTTTCTGTTACTGATTCTGTTACCACTCTCCAAAAACCTGTTACCACTTTTATATGGACAAGAGATTTAGGAATGATTTCAATACTTCCTGTTACTCCGTTGGCTGCATAAAAGAATTAAAAGATGAAGAAAGAAAGAGTAACAGTGTACTTCGATCGAAAAGGTACAGCAAAGAAGACAGGAGTTGGTAAGATTGAACTTCAAATCTACCTTGCCTGGAATCAGAGAAAGTGGATTACCGTCGGTACTGCTAAGTCTGACGAATGGGAAGTTGCTGCTCAAAGCGTAAGCATCCGTACAAAAATCCGTTACTATGAGGGTGTCATTCATGCCATGGAGATGCTGGACGAGGAGATGACTATTGAGAACTTCAATAAGCATACTCTCTCAGAGATTCAGCCAAACGGCAAGATTGACAATACTCATTTCTATAATGGACACGACCAGAGACAGAGTTTCTATGATTTCTGCCTTAACTACAGCAAGACCAACGAAAACTTGAAAGAAAGTACTTGGAAGCATTTCAAGACTGTTTTTGATAAGCTCAAGGAATCAGGTATTATTAAGACTCTTGCTGATTTGACTCCAGTAAACATCCGCGCTTTTGATTCCTGGCTTCACTCTCAAGGAGACAAAGGCGATGTTACCATCTATGGCTATCACAAGAGAATCAAGAAGTACACCCGTATTCTGTGGCGTAGTGAGATGATTGCCGTGGAGCCTTACGAACATTGCAAGTTCAATAGAGGCACGTTCAAGGAGCGCCACCCTCTCACAGAAGAAGAGGTAATCAAAATTAGAGATGCCCACTACGAAGGTAGATTAGACCGAGTACGTGACCTTTTTATATTTATGGCTTATACAGGACTGGCATATTGTGATATGGCATTGTTCGATTATAAGACTATGACAGAGAAATCGGGCAACATTATGTACATCGATGGTGAACGACTGAAGACAGGATCGAAATTCTTCACTCCTATCCTACCTCCAGCCTTGGCAGTGTTGAAGAAGTATGACTATAAGCTTCCTGTAATTTCCAATCAGAAGCTTAACGATTATCTTCATCTGATTCAGGCAGATTTGAGAATAAACAAAGAAGTGACCTGCCATGTAGCACGCCACTCCTTTGCAACATTGATGCTCAGCTATAATGTGCCTATTGAGAAAACGGCACGTATGCTTGGACATAAGGACATTAAGACTACTCAAATCTACGCCAAGATTCTTAAAAAGAATGTAGAAGAGCAAATAGATGTCCTGGTACCACAGCTCAAATAATTCGATAGAACACTCCTTTTAATAACTGCGACTTTCCGGTGGACTCTTGGAAAGTCGCTGTTATTTTTTCACAGACATAACGACTTCCCTCTATAAAGAAAACTGCTCGAGGGTCGGGAATTACATCGGACAGGAAAGAGAATGTGTATTTCTTTTTGTTGTCGATGTCATAGGTGTATTTTTCCAAGCCTTTAGGTGCTTCGAGTCGCATTGAATACGAACAGGTATACTTTGTGAAGTCATCAAAAGTCTCCACCTTATCTACTATTGGGTGTGGCAATTTTCCTTCTTTTGTAGTCGTACCATCCCAAAATGCCACATATATCTTATCGAAATAAGCATCGTTCTTCTCCAGGTCACCCTTCAAGATGGCTCGTCCGGCTGTACTCTGAGCCAAAGCACCATTATCATAATCAGTCTCATCGTATTCTCTTCCTCTTTCTCCGCTGAATTCATGAATGCCTCTTGTTCCACCTCTTCGGTCGCCAGTGCCGCCTGAGACGGTACCACCAGAGGTTTCCTCTTTCGTATATGATACGGCACTGCCCATGTCTCCACATTCCAGGAAAATGCAAGGTCCCAGGTCGTCCTCTGTATCATCAATCCATGCGGGCACTATATTCAGCTCAATATCTTCGGCATCCTTATCGAATAGGTATTTTCCGAACTGGTTTACTGGGATTAACTTATTAAAGTACTTATACCAATGATAGTCGGTATCCTGTATGTGATTCGATTCGTACAGCTCTGACTTATAGCAATACATAATAAAATAGGTATCCACGTCCTTAGCATAGAAAAGTTTATTGCCATCAGAAGTGATTGGATAGCCACGGTAAAACTTCTTTGTCGTGCCATGTCCGCTACTGGTGATGTAAACTCCGCTCTCCTTCAAGGTGGCTGCATGTGCAAGAAGGTCAGACAGCCTGTTATATACCACTGCTTCACCCTTATGTTTATCGATGTACCACTGGCAGCTACGGTATGCCCAAAGCCGGTTGTCATTATCTGCATATGACAGATTTTTGGTCGCTATATAGTCGCACTTGTTATCCTGTGTGACGTCGACCGCATATTTGTTCACTACCTTATCTATATATATAGATGGTGAATTCTTTGCTTTTTCGCTGGAGAACTCGAACTTGATTGTCCTTGTCTTGTGGTTGATTGTGAACTCTCCTTTCAGGAAGTACTCGAGCTGTTCAAAGAACTCAGTCAACGACCAATGAGGAAGCGCAGCGGCAAAGTCGCGCTGCTCCCAGGCGTCAGGAAGCGCGTTGCAAATCAACAGGTATTTCCAATTACTATTCTTGATGGATGTGAATACGCCTGTATATCCAATTGCCTTGCAGATCTTTTCTAATAGTGATACGAGAAAAGGCTGGAATGAAAGACTGTCGGTGTCCCACTGAAATTCTCCATCAGCATCTTTCTTTACGTTGTTCTGAAGGTTGCCCGAGGTGTTGTTCACCCATGGCAGAGCGACATAGCTAACTTCCGGATAGCAGTTCTCCCACATTTCTGTGATGTCATTCTTGGCAGCACTTATGTTATCAGGATAACCCAGTTTCAACTGATTGAGATAGATGTTATCGAAAGTATCGTTGAAGTTCTGTTCGGAGCGGCCCTCCAGGAACTGTGTCTTAACCTCTACATCGGATATCTGAGTGACAGTTATACAACCAGACTTGTAGAACTGCTTGTCACGAATCTCACAGTCGAACACGACCTTGGATTTCTCAACGTCGTGTCGGTGAAGGTGGCCGAAGATAGCTATGTTATCAGGGCAGTCCTTCAGGGGAAAAGTGATTGTGAGTGAATAGCCGTCGGAGCCTGTAAACAAGGGATTTTCGGCTATATACTCAAACGATGTATTCTTCTTAAGCCACGCTAGCTTACCATTGATGATTATTTCCATTACTTTCTTCTTGATTTGGGTGATTTATTGCGGATTAACTGGTCGTACTCGTCTTGTGCCTGCTTGATGCCTTTGTCGCCAGTAACAGTGTTAACTGTCACGAAAGGCTCGTCGAGACGCTGTTTCAGCTGACGGATAACGTCGGCATACTCTTTCATAGCTTCTATCTCAGCCTGAGAATCCTGATAAGCAGGCTGCAGAATTACTGTTGGCGATGGTGTGTTTGACTGTGCGTAAACGCTCGGGGCGACTATCGAACGAGATACGTCCTCTGAGCGTAACGATCCTATAGTGTTCGTTCGCTGCGCATAGTCAAGAGCATCAATCATCGGGCGGGCTACGGGGGACATCAGTAATTCCTGACTTGCAACCCATTCCCCTTTATGTACGACGCCGGCCACTTCATATTTACCTCCGTCGCCTGTGAATCCACCTTTTGCATATCCTTGTGCTTCAGATGCCTCCTGCTGCTTTTTGATAGCTGCTACCTGTAGCATACCAGCAGCTATTGCCGATGCTGCCGCGATTGGTGCCAGGATGTATCCAACCAATGGCACAGCTGCTGCAGAACTATAGGCGTTGATTGCAGAAGTGGCCGTCTGTGCGATAGCCTGCATCACCTGCATCTTGAACATTTTCTTATTTGCGTCGGACTTAACCTTTGCAATCTCCTGTTCTTTCTGCTTCTCCAGCTTCTTGACAACATAATTATTTCCCTCGGCGTTTGAAATCTCTGTTTTGTATCGCTTCTCAATGGCTGATACTTGGATGTCCGTTTCGGCCTGTATCAATGTTGTCATCTGTTGGAATATGCTACTCATGCTGGAACTAATGGTCTCAATACTACCTGTAACAGCTTTGCCCATGTCAGACTTCAGCCATTCCTGAATGTCCTCAGTCCATAGTTCGAGGAAGTTCTTATTATCGTCGAGCTCGTCGATACCATATTTTTGACGCAAGGCTTTCTTGGCTTTCTGATAGTCTTCTTCTATACGGAGCTTCTCCTTAGCGTTTTCTCCTGCAGCTTGTACTTCGAAATCATAAACCTGACGTAAAACATCGAGGTCGGACATATACTTACTTATTCTTTCGTCGCGGCCATCCCCGAAGTAGTCTTCCTTGATTTTCTTCAGTCGGTCCTGGTGCTTTTTCTTAACTGCTTCGGTTTCTTGCTGACGTCGTTTTTGGTCGGATATAAGCTTATCCTGGTACTTGGTTTCTGCCTGAGTATACTCGTCTGAACCTTCATTATACAGTTTAGTCATTCTTCGTAAGTGGTTCAATTCCAGCAACTCAAGAGATTGATTATACAAATCTAAATCTATCTCTCCGTCTACATAGCGCTGCTTCTGGAGTAATACAGCCTCGTTGTAAAGTTGCGTCTCTTTTTCTATAGTAAACTTCCCCTGTTGGTCGGTGATTTTCTTCTCTGCCTCATAGTATGCAGCCTGCGCCTCCAGCTTCTCTTTTTCGGTCAGGTCGGTATGTTCCAGAATCTTCTTCTGGTACTCCGTTTCAATCTCCAGAATACGCTGTTGATACTGCTCATAGTTCTGCTTTCCAGTGGCGTAACTGATGCGATTTATAGCTTCTTCCTTATCTTTCCACTCTTTTTCTTCCTTGAAACGATCCTTTTGCTTGGTTTCATCGGTGGTGGGAACAGTTCCACCTCCTGTACCTCCTTCTTTATTCGGCGCCAGGCGCTCTGCCTCCTCTGACAGTCGCTGATTGTCAGCTGTAAGAGTATCAATTATGTTATTATACTGGGTAACTGCTGCTTCGAAACGCTTGTTCTGAACCTTCCATGCACGATATGCCGTAGGGCTGACATTGGCATTACGCATAGCGTCGGACTCAGACATACCGCCCATTTTCTCGTTGAAATAGGCGTTTTGTATGTTCTTTGTAGCCTTGTTGAAGTGCTCATCGCGCTCTTTCTCTGCCTCAGGTAGCTTATCCAATGCTGCTTTTATCTTGGCTGAGTTCTTCAGCTGCTGCGTGTAATTGCGCAGAATCTGTATATTATGGCCGTAGAGCTTGCCTTCTTCAGAAATGCTGGCATGGTAATTTGGGATTATCTGCTGCAATTCCTCGATAGCCTTACGACGACTGTTCACAGACAGAGTCTCATTCTCTATTGTACTTCTAAGGCGGTCAATTCTTGTGATTTCATCGCGTGTGCTTCTGTCGGCTTGCTCCTCAATCTCCTTTAAACGCTGCTGTGCATGGGCGGCTTCATTGCTTGACTTGGCGAACTTCACATAAAGAGAAATCAGCGTAGTCATCGCTACTATGGCCATACCCATAGGGTTGAGCTTCAGGACCTTGTTAAAGAAAGTCTGCGCTGCTGCAGCTGCTGTGATTTCTCCTCGTAGAACCTTATGGCGTAGGATTGAAGCCGCTAACCAGCCATCCTCAATAGCCAACCAAGCAACCTTTAGCTTTTGTACAGCGACATAACGTAACGACCACATATACTGCAACTTAACAGCAGTATAATAGCCGACAATAGCAATAGTAACGGTAGCAATTTCT